AACAAACCATTTTTTTATCTCTATATTAGGGTTAAGCATTTTTTATTATTTTTTCTATTCTTAATTTAAGTTTTGGCTTCTCTTGCTCAAATGCCGGTATTAAAAACGGTTGAGGTCTTAACCCCTTTCTTAATATGCTTAAAGCAATCATATAAGCAGCCGATTTACTTTGTTTGCCACTTGCTATTCCTTTCCTTTCAACCCACATAGTTAATGCCTTAACCATCTCTTTAAATGTACCCCCTGTTTTAGTTTTAAAGCTTGAGGCGTAACTTTCGTACCCTGAAGGAATAGAAACCTTACCCCCTGTTCCAAACTCTATATAAGGCGCATATTTAGCACCGGCACCAACGGAATACATAAACGCAAATTGCCCTTTACTTTCGCCTGTTAAATAAATTGAATTCCTTAACATACCCAAGTTTACAGGAGCCAATTTTTTAGCATTGGATTGTATTGCCAAAGCTGAAGCGTTGACCTCGTCTTTAATTTCGGTTTGTACTTTTTTACTGTACTTATCGAACTTACCTAAAGCCTCGCTCATTCCTTTTATATCTACTGTAATTGCAGCCATTAAGCGTACATTTCAATTTCCCAAAATCTATGTGCATTGTCTACATCCTTAATTGAGTGGATAGTAAAGCGTTGGTTTTCTACCTCAAACTGGTAATTATCAGTTATACTCAAATCCCATCTAATAAACATTTTTGCGTATCTATTAAATGAAAGTTGACTTTCCTGTAATGTCCTGTTTTGTGGTTGAGGTCTATAATCTCCCCATACAGTCGCTACTTTAGTAAACGTGGTTGTATATCCACCTTCTCCGTCAGAGGTTCTTGTTGGAGCGTAAACGTCCACTAATCTAGTCATAGAATTAGCGTCAACGTAATTGTCTTTATGAAGTCCTATTCTCATATTAAAGTATTGGCGAAGTGCGTGTCCATCTTTGACACACTCTCCAAGTTTTCTCGCATATTCCCATATCGTCAACATCCATTCCACGATTTTCGTAACCGTAGTTAATTTGGTCTAAAATAGCAACCTTAATCTCTTTTGGAACGGTTGTCATTCCGGTAGTATAGATAGCCTTTAAATCTGCCCATAAAGGACGTTGTAAGTTAGGGTTTTGTCCACCTACTAAATTGTAAACGTTTGTACCTAATATGTTACCGTTTGCGTCAGTTAAACTTGTAAATGCCGTTACTGGACCAAATGGCAACTGAAAGTTACCGGCACTATTAGTGAACCATAATGTAACCGTTTTTGGGGTTATACTTATGTTAGCAGCTTTTTCTACGGCTTGTCTAGATTGTGTTATAAGTTCCTCAAATAAATCATCTTCAACCGTATTGTCAACTCTACAATATTGTTTAGCCTCTGCAACCGTTACAGGCTCCGTAATTGTCCCTAAATCAGCTTGGGTGTAATCTATAATGAAATTGTACATATTCCCTTTTTTACAAATTTACAATAATATAAATAAAAAACCCCCACCATTTCTAGTGAGGGAATTTTTATAAGTAAAACTTAAAATTATACGTTACCTAAATCAGCGAAGATAGCTGAAGTTGGTTGCATTAAGTTTACATCTTCGTAACACTCGATACGAGCAGTAACCATATTTTGTTGGAAGTTACTAGCGTTCTCATAAGAAAACTCGATAGCTAAACCTTCAACTTCAACACGCTCACAATAGTTGTTATCCAAGATTAATACTTTGTCATCAGCTACCCAAGAAGCAGCGATTACAGGTACTCCCCAAATTGTGATACCACCGTTAGGGTTTACGATAACTGAACCACTACCAGCGTAGTAACCTGCAGTAATTGTTTCTTTCAATAAACGACCCATTTGAGTTGGGCTTACTACTGCGAAAGAAGCTACATAGTTTGCAGTCTTTTGGTTTCCGATATAGTCAACTAATTGCTCTAAATCCACAGTTGCAGAAGTAGTAGTAGAACCTGTTGCTGCACCAGATACGGTTGTATAGAATGCACTGTTCTCTGCTTTGTAGAAATCTCTAGTCAACATTCTTGGTAAAGTTGTACTCAAGAAAGGTAAAGATTTAGCCATTTGCTTTGAGAAAGTAGAGAAACCTGCGATATAATCGTTAACTACTTTTACTTCGCTTAATGCGTAGCTATTTTCTCCTTTGTTAGAACCTTCAGTTTGAGCAGCGATATTGTTAGTTGTAGAAGTTTCCTTATAGAAAACATACAAACCACTTGTTGAACGTACTGTTGGAATTAAATCACGGAAGTTTACTGCTTGGCTTGGTAAGATAGCAGCGTTAGGAGCGTAGCTAGCTTGAGCATCTCCAGTTAAAGAAGCTGATAAAGTCATAGACTTAACGTCACTTAAATCTAAACGGAATTTACCGCCTGACTTCATTTCTTTCTCCATTAAGTCCATATTACCGTCAAGTTTTTCCATAATGGCTTCGTCCATATGCTTAACTTGCTTTGAAGCGGCTTTCTTTTGAGCCACGTTTTGTGCGTCGATTTGCTTTTGCATTTCGTCAGCAACAACTTTGATAGAAGTTTTCACTTCTTCGATTTGAGCAGAAACGTCGGACTTAATGCCTTTTACGTTTTCAGCCATTTCATTGATTAAATGTTCCATTTTTTACTTTTTAAATAGATTGTTAAATTGATTAATTGCCTTGAGAACTTGCTCATTATCTTCAGCCTTTTCTTCTTGTACCGGCTCAACTGATTGCTCGGGTTGAGTGATTTCCTTGATTACTTCGATTTCCATTAATTCGCCTTGAATTCTCTTTATTTCTATCTCTATTAAGCTAAACATTTCATCAGTGAATTTACCACCTTTGAATGATTTGATTAGCTTTTCGAGCCTATTGCTTAATTCTTGTTTTTTATCCTTTATGTCCATTTCGCCTTTAAACCCTAATGTTGGGGTTTCAGGATTTGCACCCCAAAGAACTGCTGAACCTTCGTAAAGTTTTAACTCCGTGATTGTTCTTATGCCTTCTTTGTTTACGTTTGATTTAATTGTACTAAATCCGATTGAATGCTGATTGATTAAACCTGCTTCGTACATTTTGATAATGTCCTCGCCTTTTTCAGTTTCTACTATTGGAGTGATAGCAATTAGCATATCATTTTCAACGTATAACTGCTCCGGCTTACCAATTACATTATTCATATCTGCGCAGTGGTCAACCAATGACCAAATAAGATTTTTCCCTGCTGGTCCACGCTCAACTAATGTTTTAGTGAATGCTTCAGGTACGATAATATCATTATCTAAATCAATATTGCCACATCTTGCCCATACGGCTTTTACTCTACGTTGCTCACTGTCAACGTCCATAATGTTATAGCCAATATCTTGTTTTTCAACAAGTGTATTTTTTAATTGCATTGTACTCATTTGAACAAAGTTATTATTTTTTTTATTATGTTAATGCGTCTGCTAATAATTGTCCGATTTCATAAGCAGCAAAGTTTGTTAATAGTTCCCAAATCAAACCTGCGTCCCCTAACGGTGGATTGTTTTCTAACCTTTTTAATTTACCGTCACTACCCCTTACGGCTTCATATCCTAAAGTGCACCTACAATTACAAACGTTACCTGCGTGTGCAGTGCTATCCCCTGGGTGTAGCATATTGTCAATGTAAGTTTTTGCCGGAACTACAAACTTTTGGTCTATTGGTAATTGCACCCCATCCATATGTAAGTGGTCGTTTGCGTCTCTAGGTATTCTTCTAGTCCTATTATCTTTTGCTGCAATCCATTCTTTAACCGTTACCAAACCTGTACTCATTGCTCCCACCATTGAACCTATATTTGCTGAACGTGCCGTTTCAGTCCTAGCTATTAACTCGGCTCTATAATTTGTTATACCTGAAGTCCTTAACAATGCAATAATTTCCGGCATTGTCAAATTTTGTTCTTGTCCTTTTATTAGGAAGTTTCTAATTTGCTCCTTTGTTGTATCGGTTATGTCGGCTGCTAATTGGTCTAATCCTTTAGTTTCTAGATACCTGATTATAACATAAGCAAACAAATCAGTTTTAGCACTTTTTGTTTCCATTGGAAAGTATGCCCCTTTAGCGCCCTTTTTAACGTCTTTTTCGGCTATTAATCCCATTTTAGTACCTAGAGCAATATGCAACTGTTTAATCGTCTTTTTGAGGCTCTTATCGCTGATTGCGTTATAGTCTTGGGTACGGCAATAAGTATCGACCTGTTTTTGTAGTTCCTTTTTGAATTTAGGGGAATACTGAACAAGCGCATTCATATAGAGTTTTCTATAATCTTGCCAAATCACTATGCGTCTATTTTAGCTATTAACTTACCTGCTGCCTCAAATACATCAGCTTGTTTTTGTTGTCCTGCTCTTTGTCTTATTGCGATAAGTCCGGCACGGTCAACATTTACAAAGTCGCTAGTAAATAAATAATGCCAATGCTCTTTAGTTTCAGCGTCAGCGTTAGCGTCTATTCCTAAATGCCATTTACCAAATGCAGCCATTCCGTTTTTCTCTATGTATGCGTTTTCCTCACTTGCAGTGGGAGCGTTCCAACTTGAGGGAGTAATAACTTTCCCAGCGTCAACTTTAGCATTTGCAAAAGTGTTGCCGGCTTTATTAATTCCTGTTGTTTTTTTAAGTTCGTCAACTAATTGTAAGAACTTGTCAAAATGTTTAGTTTCCATTATTTTAATGTTAAAAGGTATAAAGTCTTTGCTATTAACTGCGCAATTTCATCTATTTGATTTTGTACCCAAGTATCTTGGTATATTGTTTTACGTTCCTTTTGTACAAATGCGTAAAGTTCTTTGAAGTATGCTTGTACTGCCTCGTTGCTTACATAGTTCTGCAAAGTACCTACTGAATAGTTTTTAGGACGTCCGTAAATGCCACTAACGCTTTCAACTAAACCGTCATAAAGTTCAGCAATCTCATCCTGATAAAAGTCTAATGCTTTATGCTCGGCATAGCTTAACGTTTGATTGTGCCATACAATCGCTTGTTCTTTACTGTCTAATAATTGGCTTATAAATTCTACAAATTGCATATTATCTTATTTAGGTTCGTTAATTGTTAACGGTTGAAATTGGTCTATTGGTTGTAAGCTACTAGGAATGTATAGTTTTTCTAACTCTTCTTGTGGAATGTAATCAGGATTTTTAATACCCATAATCTCCATTTTTTGAGCAGGAGAAATCCACCACGCTTCATTCAACCAAGCTACTTGCTCTGATTTATTAGCCTCTAATTCTTGATATACTTGAATGTCATAACCCACATAAACATTAGTACCCTTATAACCCCAATCGCTATGTAGTTTTCTATTTAACTGTTCAGCTATAGCGTCTAACAATGGAATAGCACAACGCAAGGTCAAAGCCTTTTCGCCTTCTCTTTGATTATTATAAGTTTTATTGTCAGCGTCATTCAATAATTGACTAGGCACTCCGTAAATATTACAAAGTGATTTCATATCCCATTTTTCACTTTCGATAATGTTTAATTCAACAGGAGATAAGCCGATTTGCTTCCAATCTACTTTATAACCTGATACTGCAATGGAATTGAAATTTTCTGCTCCACCTTTTTCGCTGATTGACTTCTTTAATGCTTGAGCCTGTTGCGTTCCACTTGTAGGGTCGAAACGGTCATCATTCATAAATAAAACACCGGCTGGGCCTCCATTTTGGAATGAAGAAACTGCTGCCGTTTTAGCTTCGTTGCTTCTTGTTAAAGTTCTAGCGGCTGCCATTAATGGAGATTGTCCGTACAATTCATTGCCGGTTACAGTCCAATAAGGGTTAAAGTATTTATCGTGTAAAATCTCTTTAGTGTCGAAAGTCCACATTTTACCGTAGTAAAGCTGATAACCAACTCTTACAGGCGGAAACACTTCTATATTAGCTATGATAGCCATATATTGAGCCGGTAGTGCAAATAGTTCAAAAGGTTTGCCGTCATTAGCACCCCCCTCAATCATTTTAGCATAAATAAATGAATTTCCTGTTATTAATTTAAAGCCACACCATTGCTCAACTAAATCTGCCCAAGTGTCCTCGCCGTTTGGATATTTAAGCAACTCGTTTAATCGTGCGTCCCCATCATATAATTCAAATGCTTTTTTGTGTAATTGTTTTACTTCGTTCCAGTTCTCAATCTTATCAGGTTGTTTCATTAATGACTTATAACGCTTTGCAGCCGTTTGGTCAATAACTTTATAAACGTGGAATGGAGCAAGTTTAGCCTTATCGGTAATTAGCTTAATGATTGAATAAACTATATCGTTTGCCTGATAACCATCTCTAACATATTGTTGAGCGTTTTGTCCTTGCCACGTTACAATTCCCTGTTGAATTGCTACCTGTGCGCCTAGTGGAATATTCGGAAATAAAGTATTTACTTTCTTTTTACTAAAGAAGTCAAGTAGTCCCATATATGTACAATTTAGTCAAAGTTACTTATTTTATCCTA